AAGAATGCTACCAATGCCGCTGTGAGTGGTACGTCAACCACAATCGGGTCCGGTGGTAGCACGACAGGCATTGTAACATCTGTATCTTCTGGCAGTGAATCCATCTCTTACGCAACACCTCAGCAGATTGGAGCGAGTGCAAAGGAATGGAGTGCGGTGTATGCCGCCGCCGGAGATGTACAGAAAACGAACGACTTGCTCTTAAAGGCAGCGTTGCCGCTTCTGATGGGAGTGAGGACGGATGATGGGATACCAGTTTTGTATGCAGGAGTGTAATTAGTATGAATAAAGTAATGTGCTTTTTAACTGGCGGGCATAAATTCAAAAGTCCTGCTGAATCAAAATGCAATGACAAAGAAAAGACTTGTACCATTACGGAAACTTGCTGTAAATGTGGAAAACAGTTTTCATTCACAGGTACATACAAACAGTTTGGTATTCCAGATGTGACAAGAAGTGGGAAAAATTCGTAGTTAAGTAGGAGGTATCTGAATAATGGAATTAAAACAGACAGTTGAAATGATGAACAGTGCAGATTACAAGGAACGCTTTAAGGCAGAGTATATGCAGGTGGTTATTCGATATAAGAAACTTGCGAATATGCTTGGAAAGTGGGACAAAGGGGAACTCCCATTTACTCCTACTTGTCCGAGAAGCACTTACAATATGCAGGTAAGAGCAATGGCGGATTATATTGCTGTTCTGGAAGCAAGGGCAGTTATGGAAAAAGTTGATTTGGAGGTATCAGAGTAATGGAAGCATTATTTACAAATGTAACTCTGATTCTGGCAGTAATCAGTGTTCTGGCGTTTTGTGTGTCTGTGATTACACAGGTGATTAAAAATGTTGGGTTCCTGTCGAAAATTCCGACAGATGCCTTGGTGCTTGTACTGTCTATCGGCATTACTGTAGCCGCTTTTGTAGCGTATATGCAGTATATCCACATGACAATCTTGTGGTATATGATTTTAGCAGCTATCATGGCTGGGTTTATTGTGGCATTTATTTCCATGTTCGGATGGGAGAAGATTACGGAATTGTGGAAACGAACGTCCAAGGTTGATGTGGATAAGCTGAAAAATAAATGATTAAGGAGAGGGTATCATGTACGAAAAAACGGTGACGATTTTTAATTATTACGAAAGCAAAACGACTGGAGATGCGTACTGGTATCCTCATGTTTTATCCGGTGTCGACCTCGTTACCGATAAAGGAGCAATCCTTAAGAAATACGGTCCAGACGCAACAGACAACGCACAGTTGCACGTACGCTATACCGCCCAGAATGTCGATATAACCATTATTGACAAGAATGGTAAGATTCTCCCATGGGTGCCACCTAAAGAGTGGAAACAGCAGATTAACAACGCTCTGGAAGACACTATCACATTCTCGGACGAGTCGTTTTTTTGGGAAGGTGAGTGGACTGGCGGAACGGTAATTGACAGTGATTATCGGAATGGATTCTACCAGTACATGAACGAGAATAAGGACAACGTGTTCAAGATTACCAGTGTAGGTGGTCCATATACACTGATTCATCACTTCGAGATTCTTGGTAAGTAATATGAGCAAAATTCGTCATTTTAAAGGTTTCTCCGTAGTTGATGGAGATATGAAAATAAAGCTGAATATGGACAGGTTCTTCAGACAGTATCAAGAAGCTCAGTATCTCCTTGATGGAATGGTAATGGACAGTATGGTTCCGTTTATGCCGATGATTACCGGAGATTTCATCAACCGGACAAGAATTGAAAGCACATCATTGCAAGGAACTGGATTTGTGTGCGCTGCGGCTGCTCCTTATGGACGTTTTCTGTATGAGGGAAAAGGAATGGTTGACGAAGCAACTGGAAGTCCCTACGCAAGACGTGGAGCGAAGAAAGTTCTCGTTAGTCAGTTTTCTGGTCAGACAGCTGCAAAGGAGAATCTTGAATACACCAGACAGGCTCACCCACGGGCACAGGCAAAGTGGTTTGATGCCGCTAAACGACAATACGGCAGTACGTGGATTCGTAAAGTAAAAGCACAGGCAGGAGGTGGCAGACATGGCAGATAAGCCTATCGGAAAAGATGCAACTGGATATGAGATTCTGACAGATGCCATGAAAGCACTTCTGAATCAGTATCCGGGACTGTACGATAATGAAACAATCAAATTTGAGGAACTCGGCAAGGAATCAGGAATTGCATTCTCGGCAGACAACGGGGCGTTGGTCTATTCAGAAAAAGAAGATGTTTGCGGAATAATGCACCAAATTTGTCAGTACCCATTCTATGTGGTATATCGAACAGCATCTGACAAGGAAAGGCAGAAACTATCTGTTCAGAAGTTCCTTGACAGCCTTGGCAAATGGATATGCCGGGAACCAGTTGTCATAAACGGCTCTGAGACACGCTTAAATGCGTTTCCTGAGCTTTCTCAGGGGCGAGTGATAAAACGCATCACACGCGATAACTCATATGGTTTAGAGCCACAGGAGAGCGGTGTGCAGGACTGGCTATTGCCATTATCGGTACGCTACGAAAACACTTATGAAGTAATATAACAAGCAACAACCGGCTATCAATTGGAGATAGTCGCTAACCTACACAGCCTTTTAAAAATGATAGGCAGAAAGGACATTTCTATGGCAGTTACAGGCAAGATTGACCGTAAATATATGGCTCATTATATTGATGCAGGCTCCCTCTGTGGAGGACTGACACCGAAATATGAGCGTCTTGGAAAAGATCTGGAAGAGTACAATGTCGAACTCAATCCAGATACTGAAACATCTAAAAACATTCTTGGAGAATCCACATTTAAGCATAACGGCTATGAAGTTTCTTCTGACGCTGATCCGTTCTATGCAGACACCGAATCCGATCTGTTTGGGGCATTACAGAAGATCGTAGACAACAGATACAAAGACGACAACCTCAAAACAAAAGCAGTCGAGGTTCATCTCTGGACAGAAGCCACAGCAGGCAAGTATGAAGCATACCAGCAGGATTGCTACGTTGTGCCGACCTCCTATGGCGGTGATACATCCGGCTATCAGATTCCGTTTACCGTGAACTATACTGGCGAACGTGTAAAAGGAAAATTTGACATCAATTCCGGTACATTCACAGCTGACAGCGAATAAGCACATATACAAGGAGGACATGCTGAATGGCAAAAGTAATTAACACCAAAATTGATGATGGAATTCTCATTTTTACATTTACCAACAACGAAGACGAAGTTTTTTCTTCTTTCAAATTGAACCCAACCGATATCAATGTAGCAGCACGTGCAGAGGAACTGGCAGAATACTTTGAACAGCTCAAAGATTCTATTCAGAAAGTCACTTCTGGCAAAGAAATGGCAGAGCTGAACAAACAGATCGAAGACAAAATCAACTATCTGCTCGGATATGAAGCATCAAAAGACCTGTTCAAGGAACCAATCACAGCAACTACTGTGTTCGGCAACGGTCAGGTATTCGCTTATATCGTTCTGGACAAGATCGCAGAAGCAATTGCGCCGGAAATCGAAAAGAGAAAAAAGAAAATGCAGGCAGCAGTCAATAAGTATACGGAGAAATACACAAAATGACCGCCTATGAGCTTCCCACCTCACTAAACATAAGTGGGGTGGATTTTTCTATCAGGACAGATTTTCGAGCGATCATTGATATTCTGATTGCCATGAATGACCCAGAGTTGGATGAATACGGAAAGATGGAGGTAATGCTGAAAATTCTGTATGAGGACTGGCAAAGTATACCGTCTGAGTACCTGGACGAGGCCTGTCAGAAAGCATCAGAGTTTATCGATTGTGGACAGTCGGACGATAATCCAAACCATCCAAAGCCCCGGTTAATGGACTGGGAACAGGACGGAGATATAATCGTTCCAGCTGTAAACAAGGTTGCCGGAAAAGAAATCAGAGCCATTCCATACATGCACTGGTGGACGTTCTTCGGGTACTTTATGGAATCCGGTGAATGCCTGTTCAATACAGTTGTTGGAATCCGGTCAAAAAAAGCAAAAGGTGAACGTCTGGATAAATGGGAAAAGAAATTCTATCAGGAAAATAAAAACACAATTGACATAAAAACACGTCTCAGCGAAGAAGAGCAAGCGTACAAGGATGCGCTGAATGAGATGTTGAACCTCAAATAGTTAGGAGGTGGACACATGGCTGCTGATGGCTCAGTCATTATTGATACCAGAATGGATACAACCGGTGTCCAAAATGGCGTATCAGCTATAAAACAGTCATTTAACGGCCTTGGAAGTGCTGTAAAAAAAATCGGTCTGCTGATTGCCGGAGCGTTTGCTGTCGGTAAATTGGTACAATTTGGCAAGGAATGCGTGGAACTCGGCTCTGACCTCGCAGAAGTGCAGAACGTGGTCGATGTTACATTCACTACCATGTCTGACAAAGTAAATGAATTCGCAAAGAACGCCATGACCTCAGCCGGACTGTCAGAGACAATGGCAAAAAGGTATGTCGGTACGTTCGGAGCAATGTCTAAGTCGTTCGGATTTTCTGAAGCACAGGCTTATGATATGTCAACAGCTCTGACGCAGCTGACTGGTGATGTGGCATCATTCTATAACATTTCGCAAGACCTAGCTTATATCAAACTGAAATCAGTGTTTACCGGCGAAACGGAAACGTTGAAAGATCTTGGTGTGGTAATGACCCAGTCGGCACTTGACCAGTACGCACTGGCTAATGGCTATGGCAAGACCACATCTGAAATGACTGAACAGGAGAAAGTGGCTCTTCGTCTGGCTTTTGTGCAGAAACAGTTATCAGCTGCATCTGGTGATTTTATCCGAACATCAGACAGCTGGGCGAACCAGGTGCGAGTGATGCAGTTACAGCTGCAATCTCTCAAGGCAACAGTCGGACAAGGATTAATTAATATTTTTACGCCTGTTCTGAAAGTAATTAATGTTCTGCTTGGCAAGCTGGCAACTCTGGCAAATGCATTTAAAAGCTTCACAGAACTGATTACTGGCAAGAAATCATCCGGTCAGACAAGTGGAAGTGGAGCAGGTCTTGCCGGAACGGACGCAATCGCAGATACAGCAGATCAGTATGGACAGGCAGCAGACAATGCAGAGAAATTGGCGGATGCCAATAAAAAGAATGCAACAGCTACGAAAAAAGCAAATAAAGAAACGAAAAACTATCTTTCGTCACTTGATGAAGTACACAAGGTTAGTTCCACAGAGGGCACATCTTCAATTCCATCCGGTTCTGGATCCGGCGGAACTGGCTCTGGAGGCGGAGGATTGCCGAGTTCGGTTGGCAGTGTGGACTATGGCAGTCTGGCAGAGGGAAAAAATGCACTGGACAAAATCAGTGATTCTGCCAAGAAATTAGCAGACTTACTTAAAAAACTCTGGAAGCCATTCCAGGACGCTTGGAAGAAAGAGGGTAAGAATACTATTAATGCGTCAAAAACCGCACTTGATGGACTTAAAAAGCTCGCTGTAAGCGTAGGGAAAAGTCTTGTGGAAGTCTGGACGAATGGCACTGGCACAACAATGCTCACGACCATGCTTAAGATTGCCCAGAACGTGCTTAAGACAGTTGGGAATATTGCTTCCGGTTTCGCTGACGCGTGGAGCAAAAACAACGTCGGAACGCAGATTATACAGAATATCGCAGATGCTCTTGTGGTGGTCATGCAGTTTGTTGAGAAGATTGCAGAGGATACGGCAACATGGGCGGCAAACTTGGACTTCTATCCGTTGCTGGAATCAATCAGTAATCTGACCAGCACATTTGCACCAATTCTGGAATCTATCGGAAACGTTCTTGAATGGATTTACAACAATATCGTTCTTCCGATGCTGAAATGGCTGATTGAAACAGGAATTCCAACAGTGACCAACCTAGTGTCTGATTTGGCAGGATTCTTTGCGGACCATCAGTCAATCATTGAAGCATTCGGTGCAGCTTTGATTGGAGCATTTGCCGCTACAAAAATAGCAGGATTAGCTTTGAGTATTGGTAAAAGCATCAGCACGATCATGTTGTATGCAAAAGGTCTCATAGCATTGATGACCGGTTCCGGCGGAATTATAGGCGGTATTAAAGCTATCGCAACAGCTATCGGACCGGGTGGAATTTTTATAGTGGCAGTAACGGCTTGCATTGCAATTGGCGTATTACTGTACAAAAACTGGGACAAAATCAAAGAAGTTGCAGGCAAAGTATGGGATTGGATTAAAAATAAAACAATAACGTTTGTTAACACTATAAGCTCTGGTCTTAAAAATCTTGCATCTAAAATTGTGTCAATTTGGGATAACATCAAATCCAGCGCGCATCAGAAATGGACTGCGATTTGGTCGACAGTAGGAAATCTTGTTGGAAGAATCAAAGATGGAATTGTGGAAAGATTTACATCTGCCAAAGATAAGGTCGTAGAAATTTTTGGAGGAATTAAAGATACAATTCGCAACATTCTAAACAAGGTCATTGGTATTGTGAACGGTGCGATTGGAACTGTCAATAGTGCGATTGGCGGAATTGAATCTGCAATGTCATTTGGTCCATGGGAGATTCCGACACCATTTGGTTCAAAAACAATCGGATTCAGCGCGAGCTTTCCAAGAGTTCCAACAGTACCTTATCTCGCAAAAGGTGCAGTTATTCCACCAAGAAGTGAATTTTTGGCTGTACTGGGTGACCAGAAACAGGGTAATAACATCGAGGCACCAGAAGCACTGCTCAGAAAGATTGTTCGCGAGGAATCTGGTGGACAGCAGAGCGGCGGAAACGTCAGATTTACCGCCCAGATTAACCGAAGAACAGTGTTTGACGAAATTATCGAAGAAGCAAAGTTAAGACGTGATACAAGCGGTAGAAATCCGTTTGAACTGACATAGGAGGTGGAAGCGTGGCAACGATTCCAAAAAACATAACGGAACGATACAAAATGAATGGGGCTTCCATCTATCAGCCGGACAAAGATATGGGTTACAACCTTGAAACAACTTATTCAGAAGGTAGTAACCGTACGCAGTTTGGAAAAGCATTACTGACTCCACTATTTACAGTCGAACAGTATAGCTATGAAGCATCAAATGTTCCAGTCATAGAAGCAAACAAAATTCTCAAAATTATCGCGAAAGGAAAAACTTTCAATTTGTATCATTGGTCACTTTACCACATGACATGGCGAACAGACCCGTTTTATGTTGGAAAAGCAAGCCTGAATATCGGAGAAATATCTCCAGACTTAAAGTTCGTATCAAAAATATCTTTCAATATGCAGGGGGTGAATCCACTTGATTAATGTATCTAATGCGTTTAAGCAAGGACTTGAGAATGGAGAAAAGGTATGGATTGAAGTGGATATTACCTTTTCTGACGGAACATCAAAACATCTAAAAGATGAAATTATGAGTGACAACAACTCATTTTCTGATTGCGCGGAAAGCAGCAGTTTTCCAATCGGGTGTGTTATCTGCAAATCCATGACGCTTGAGCTGGATAACACTTCCGATCAGTGGAAAGATTACTATTTCTATATGGCAAAAGTCCATGCGTATCTCAAAATGCAGATTGATGCCAATACTATTGAGACTATCGACAAAGGCATATATACAGTTACAGCACCAGAACAGTACGGTGAGATCCTTAATCTTACTGTCTTGGATGATATGTATAAGACTAATGCCGTACACTCAACAAAACTGGTTCTCCCACAGACGGTTGAGAGTCTGGTGAGGGATGCATGCGGTACTCTTGGTATCGCGGCTGGTTTCTCGAAAATGGCACATGGTGATCTGATTATCAATGAACTTCCAAAAGATATGACATATCGTCAACTTTTCGGATGGGCTGCCATGCTTGATACCGCAAACGCACGTCTTGACCACAACGGAAGTTTGCAGTTTGTTGGATGGAATCTGGATGCTACTCCGAGCATTGAACTCACAGATTATATCAGTATGCCGACAGTTTCGAGTGACGACATAGTGATAACCGGAATCAATATAATAAGCGGTGATAATTCTGAAACATATGGAACTTCCGATTACATTCTGTCCATGGAGAACAATCTCGTGGGTGAATCCGACCTTGCAACAGTGGCGGCACAGATTGGTGATTCCATTATCGGTGCAAAATTCAGAAATCTCCAAGGAGATATGGCGTTCAATCCGCTGTTAGAATTTGGCGACGTGGCTTATACCTATGATCGTAATCTCAACCAATACGTTACTCCTCTAACAGATGTATCGTACACAATTAACGGGAAAACTACTCTAAAAACACAGGCTGACGATCCGATCAGAGGAATGAGTTTATACTATTCTGGAGCCACGAAAGCAATTGTTACAGCACGTCAGCTTGTCGAAAAAGAAAAAACTGCCAGAGAGCTGGCAATCAAAAACTTGCAGGAATCACTCTCTGTCGGAAGTGGACTGTTCGCAACTTACGTCCAGCAGGAAGACGGAAGCACAATCTCGTATTTTCACGACAAGGCTAGTCTGGCAGAATCGAAAAATGTAATCAAAATTACATCCGAGGCAATCGGTGTGTCAAATGACGGTGGCAAAACTTATCCATTTGGCTTCCAGTTGACCGGAACGCTAATAACTAAACTCCTGTATGTCGAGGGAATTAATGCGGATTATATTGATTCTGGTGCATTGACGGTAAGGGACAAAGGCGGAAATATTATCTTTCAAGCCAATATGGACACCAATACAGTGTACATGAATCCAGACATTTTGATTATCGGCGATCAGACTCTGACTGAAAAATTGACGGATATGGACAACAGCATTGCGGAAGCGAAGAACATGACCATGCAGTTGACCAACGACTACCAGAGTATCACCACTGATGCCGATGGAAATATCACTGGAACATTTCCAACCGTGACTACTACGGCTCAGGTTATGTACGGAACTAATGATGTGACCAATGATTGCGCCTACACCATCACGAAGTCCAATAACGTGACTGGCTCATGGAATGATTCCACACATACTTATACCGTGACCGGATTGAGTGCAGATAACGGATGGGTGGACATCAAAGTCACCTATCTACTGGCATTGTCAATCACGAAGCGGTTTACGGTTGCGAAGTTAAAAGCTGGAAAGAATGGATTTCAAGGTGAAAAAGGAGATCCTGGAGCTGATGGAAAGCCGGGAAGAACCTACATCATCGAGCCATCCTGTACAGTTCTGAAACGCGGATCAGATAAGGTTATCAGTCCAAACTTCTTGGAATTCAACGCATATTACCGTGATGGCGACTCAGCTACCAGATACGCATATAGCGGTAGGTTTGTAATTGAGGAAACCGCCGACGGGAACACATGGAAAACTATTTATACATCGTCTGCAAATGAAATTTCAGTCAAACATTATCTGTATACGATTCTTACTGATGGCAGTGGACAGACTGTAACTGACGGCAACGGCACTACAGTCGGAATTCCGAGGGATATAACCAACATCCGGTGCAAGCTGTATGTGGCTGGCGACACCACAGATATGCTCGATATGCAGAGCGTTGCGGTAGTTATTGATGTTGACAATTTAACGCAGACGGACATCGTGAATATCCTGTCCAACAATGGAGCATGGAAGGGGTTGTACTACAAAAATGGTCAGCTGTATATCAGTTTTAGTGCGGCGTTAGGTGGCGAACTGGCATTGGGCGGAGCGAATAATGGAAATGGAGTATTGTATCTGTACGATGAAGACGGAAGGTTACTGTCTCTACTAGATAACAGAGGATTGCTGTGCGGTTATGATCTTAGAGATACTAATGACTACTTTACTATTCCTTCTCTGAGCGGATATGAAATGTATGAGTGGGACGAAGTGGAAGGCGTGCTGATGACTTCGCAAAGGGGTGTTGGGATGCGGTGGTCCGCCAACCAAGACAACAGGTATGCATTACAGATGCTAGCTGACTATGAATTTGAAATATACTTGAACGACGGTGTCGATTCTGCATCTAATCCTTATACTCCTTTGAGGTGTACGCATGATTACACAGAAGTCTTCAATCAATTAAAAACGCATAGTGTAAAGCAATACACAAATGCTTACACCCTAATGCTCAAACTCGACGGGACAGTTGTTAGGTCAGCATCGTCTGCAAAACGATATAAAGATGTAAGAGAGGACATAGATGCTCAAAGTATTGAAAATTGGTATAGCATCCAAACAGTTTGGGCTAAATACAAGGATGGCTACCTTTCTTCTGAAGACGAAAACAGTGGAAAATATATGCCGATGTTTTTGGCAGATGATGTTGAACAACATATGCCAGAAGCAGCAATACACATGGATGGCAAAATCGAAGACTGGAATTATCGTGTGATGATTCCGGCAATGTTCGCAATGTTGAAACAGCAGAAATCAGAGATAGATTCCCTCAAACAAGAACTCGATGAAGTCAAACAATTTCTAAGAAAGGAGTGATACCATGGCGAATTCGTTAAAAACAGAAGCGTTGAACAAACTTACTGAAGTCACAGAAATGGAAGATGCAAATATAATGCCTGTCGTAACGGCTTCCGATAATTTATTAAAAAAAATAACCTGGACTAAGTTAAAGGAGTGCATAGAAAATGTGATATATGGAAAGAATTATCGCAAAATGGGAAAATTTACATCAGGTGCGTTCAATCTGGATGCAGAAGTAACGAAACAAGTTGATGTTTCTATATCTGTTCCGAAAGTACCAAATGCAGTAATAGCTATTCCGAGAGGTGGATCACCTTTTATGGTATCTGTTGTTACAACATCATCAGCTTCAAGTGTTCGAGTTGCCTGTAAAAGTACAAAAGCGTTAACCGATCGAACACTTGATGTTATTGTTTTTTATTAAGGAGATTAATTATGGAAATCAAAGCAATTGACGTATCATCAGATCAAGGCAAGCCAGATTGGGAAAAAGTCGCAAAATCCGGCATAAAAGTAGCGATTCTTAGAGTCCATCAGAGATATGGTGCGGATTCTTCGTTTGAGCATAATTATAAAGGATGCAAGCAGAACGGTATTCTGGCAGGTGCGTATAAATACAGTTATGCCTTAACACCGGCACAGGCTGTCGAAGAAGCTGAGAACGTGATCGAAGTACTGAACGGACGCGGACTGGACTTTCCGGTGTTCTATGACCTTGAATGGAAACAGCAGAGAAGTCTTGGAAAACAGGCAATCGAGAATATTGCGGTATCATTTTTAACCAGAATAAAAAAAGCAGGATATAAGGTTGGTATCTATTGCAATATGGACTGGTATAATAATTACCTGTCCGACAACCTCAAGAAATACGATCTGTGGCTTGCAAGATATGCGAATAATGACAACGGGACTATTCCAGAACGGCTCAGACCGTCCGTTGGTATCGGCTGGCAGTATTCAGAGAGTGGAAAAGTAGCAGGAATCAATGCAAAGGACGTTGATATGGATGTATTCTATACGGATTACCGGACGGAAAAGAAAGAAGAGGGAACAGTGAGTAAAACAAAATTACAGAAATTCACAGAACTCGGTGATTATTATGCCTCAAATGGTGGATACCTTGAAAAGAAAAGCAATGCTTATCTTGATGATTTCCAGAAGAATGCCGGATATAACAACTACACCAAGTTTGCTCGCGATGTAGACAATTGGGGACAGCCGGGTTGTCAGGCTCAGCCGTGGTGTGCAGAGTATCAGTTCTGGAAGCTGGTGAAAGTGCTCGGACTGGCAAGAGCCTTACAGATCATGGGCGGCGGCTTCTACAATTGTAAGAACGTAACGGCTCATGCCAAACAGAAAGGAACCTGGCACAGCACACCGAAGAAAGGCGCGCTGATCATCTTCCGGAACGGATCACACATTGGATCCATCAACAGCTTCGACAGCACATACGTTTACACCAATGAGGGTAACACTTCCAGCGCGGCAGGTGTCGTAGCCAACGGCGGAGCATGCCGTAATAAAAAATACAAACTCACAGACTCCGCGATCGACGGTTATGTATGGATCGACTATGGTACAACAGCAGATCAGAAATCCACAGAGACTGCAGTACAGCTCAGCAAAACTCCGAAATGGGTGGGAAAAGTAACAGCAGTAGAACTCAACGTCCGCTCTTGGCCAGGCACAGAAAATCCGAAGATCAAGAAATGGCCACTGCTCAAAAAGAACAACTTGATTGATGTCTGCGATACGATTAAAGCATCTGATAACACAGACTGGTACTATATTCGTATCGCCGGTAAGTATTATGGCTTTGTATCAGCTACATTTATCAGAAGAGTATAAAGTAAAATTCCGGCAGCAGGTACCTGCTGCCGGGAGCATATTGTATCATCTGTTTTATTATAGTATAGAGAGATATAGATTATTGTGGTTAGTCACAAGTTAGTCACAAATCACTGATTCTGTTACTTAATATAAAAATCCCAGAAACCGTGTATTTTGAAAGATTTTTATAAAATATGAAGTTCTGTTCGAGAGCTATAACCCATAAAATAAAAATAATGAAAATGAAATGAGGGAAGCCATAGTAAAAGCGCCAAAAGTGTTGATTTTACTAAGGTTTCCGGCATTTCTATCGTTTATTATAGAGCAATTAAAAACGTTTAAAAACGGAACGGTTAGTCACAGTTAGTCGCAAATGGCATTTCTATCTTTTCGATTTCTGCACGGAGTTCTTCGAGTGTCCGATGTCCGTAAACAGCGTTTGTGACATCTCCGCCAAATGAATGTCCCAACATTCGCTTTCGGTCATTTTCCCGAACTCCATATGTTTCGCAGAGCCTGGAAAATGTGTGTCGGCAATCATGTGGCGTGTGTTTGGGAGTACCGACTATATTCAACCGTGCAAGTGTAGGGTAAAAGAATTTGTCCCGGTGATATTTCTGGGTATATACACATAATTTTCCCTGATCTTCTACTTTGTTTCGAACGAAATCATATACTGCCGGATGAATAGGAACAATTCTGTTTTTTCCAGCCTTTGTCTTAGAACCGCCCTGATAATAGCTCTCGTCAAGATTGATGTTGAGTTTCAGGACCTCACCAATTCTCCAACCAGAGTAACACATAATAAGAATAAGCTGCACTTCTGGATCATCAGTATTGTTCCACAGGATTTGCAATTCCTGATCGGAGAAAGGCGTTCCGTGTTCTGTATCGTCATCAACATTAACTTGTACATACAACGCTTTGTTTTCTGATACAATTTCGGAATATACAGCATATTTATACATCTGTTTAAAAAGGGTCAGGATAATGGAACGACTTTGCTTTTTCAGAGTGCATTTATCAATGATGTCTTGTAGATCTGGTGCTTTTAATTCTTCGAATATGCGATTGTGTAAAGCTTTACAGTTCGAGTAAGCTGTTCGATAGGATTCCATGGAACTGTATGAAGCCTTTGTTCCTTCTGGAAATTTCCACTTGTAAAACTGTTCATATACCTCTGCAAACGTTAATTTCTTAATATCTGGATGTTTGCCCTCTACTCCTTTTATCGTCCCGTAATCAGCCAATATGCGGCTTACAAGGGTATCTGTATCGGCGGTAGGAGATACAGGCAAGTCATTCTCCATTCCTGGCTTATATGTTCCGGCTTTGTAGGCAGTTAAGACAGCAAACCCCTTCAGCCAGTCGTCAACGTAGCAGATCGCAGGTGGACGGATCGCTTTTCCTTCCGCGTCAATCGTTGCTGGTGGATGCACGGCATAACAATTACGTCTGTTCTTGCCAAGATAACGGATACTCCCGAATCCGTTTGGTAATTTTGGATAAGTTTTTCTTTTCTTCGGCATGATGTTCCTCCTTGTTTGAAATGTGAACAAATTTTCTGTATTGCCCGAAATAGCCGAAGATGATACAATATGATTTGTGTGTAACGCATCATCTTCGCTATTCAGTTGTGATGCAAGTATTTTCAAAAACCGGTTCCCGTTGGTAGCAGGAGCCGGTTCTTTTTTTTATAAAAGTTCTGTTTTTTTCTGTTCAAATTCTTCTTGTGTAATAATGCCGCTATCTAAAAGTTCTTTGTAATCTTTCAGAAGTTCAACGGATGTTTTCTGATTCTGAACATTTTCAGAGACATCAGAGCTTTTGGAAATATTGAAGCTCTTTAACTGCATATCTATATTTGAACTACAGCGGAATCCAATAGTATTTATTTGATTGGTTTCGATATTCCGCATTTTCATAGATGCATAAGAATCCACTTCAATGTTATCACTTGTTGTGTTAGCAGTTCCAGTAGTAGTGGAATTATTCTTTCCTTTGGTTTTCTTTCCAGTTCCAACAGCTGCACCGACTATAGTTCCAACTCCCGGAGCAATAGCGGTTCCAACAACGGCTCCTGCTAAATGCCCTCTTCGTTTCGTTTTTTCTTTACTTTTCCCTCTAGTGTGAGATGTTGTAGTTGTCTTTTCTACTGTTCTGTATTCCGGCCCGTTCCATTCATAGTCGAAAAGTTCATATTTGGTTGGAGCATCTGACACTGTAACAGACCCATCTTTCCATTGCTTCAAATCAAATCTTGCGTGTTTGGAACCAAGCTCAAAATCCTCCTTACCGGATATAACTCTCAGATTCAATACTCGAACAGGTTTTTCTACAACCGCTGGCTGGGTTGCTACGGAATTATTTGATATTGCAGGTTTTTGAACCTTATTTTTAATAGACAGCAAAAGTGCAAAAATAAGATACAAAACAGCAATTCCAAATACCTCAAGTACAACAACGACCATAATATTGTCTGATGAAAGATCGTTTGAACTCATCAAGGCCACAATCATTAATACAATTAATGCGGTCCAAACGATCATCAACACATTTCGTATTTTTTTCATATTTCCCCCTTTTGACACGATTACTCAAAATTCTCGATATAATTCTTATATAGATTCCTTATTTTGGCAGCCTCCCTCTGCCTGATTGGAACAATATCCCCCGATATCATCTCAAAATGATCTGATGCATCTTTAATTTCGTCCATGTTGACGATATAACTTTGATGGCAACGGAGAAATCTTCTATCAAGATGCGGCTCTATATCTGACAGCTTTCCACGTGCTACATGCATAACGCCGCAAGTACAGTGGACGAGAATTGATTTATTTCGGCTTTCTATGTATTCGATATGCCGGAATTCTACCCGGTGGAAGTGGTCTCGGTTTTTGATAGTTAAGGCTTTCTCTCGGATATCTTCCAACGTGTGCGCTACGACAGAAAACATGCGTCCATGTTCAGAACCTTTGATGATGTAATGCACTGGTAAGACGTCTAATGCGTCAAATACATAGTTTTTATATGCTGTCCAGAAGGCAATGTTGCCATTATATCCATTTTTCCTGAGCTGCTTTGCGACATTTATGCCATTCTCATTATTTAGGACCACATCCAGCACGACTATATCGTACCATTGACCGTCTGCTATATCATCAATCAGCGGCTTCCCACTACTATAAGTGTTTAGCGTGTAGCTCTTGTCTCCACGCTTTTTCAAAAACTCATCAACATGAGCCTTAAAAAAATCAATCTGCAAAGGATTATCGTCACAAATCGCAATTTTCATGCAAATCAGTCCTTTAAACTGTCATTTTCGCCATTTGCGTCAAATAAGAATTCTATATGTTATAGTTGATTATAGCATCATACAATATAGTTGTAAATATACGTTTTTAGGTGATTTTGAAATGAAAAGAATCGAAAAAGTACTAATTTTGATATCGGTTATAGTTTTTGCCAATTATATAATCCATCTGCCAATGTGCGTGGATGATTATGTGCATAAGGATTCCGACATATACTCTGCTCAACATATGTGTAGACATTCGACCTTGACCAAGAACGCGAAGGGAATTTTGAAAACAGATGATATTATAGAAACAATAAAAATTCCACTCAAAGTGAACTTTCTTTTTGCAAAAGTAAAAATTATATTCGATATTGCGAATATTCCAGTGTACCACTGGCAGTTAGCTAGAGGAAATTTAGGCGTGTCCCGTTTTATTGGACTTGTGGGTTGATATAATAAGAACAAATGTTTGATTCTATTTCCCACAAGCCGGACATATACTGTAATATGTAGGTGGTAGTTGCGACAGGGAGGGCTATTATGGATTATAAGAAGGAAATTATTGAAATGATAGATAAAATAAATGATGACAGTCTGCTTGAATTCTTCTATAGATTCATTGCCAGAGTATTAAAAAACCGGGGAAATTAATCCCCGGCTTTATTTTTGGAATAGAGAGCATCTACGTAGCCATAAACTAACTGTTGGTCGTCTTTTGGAAGATTAGTGAGTTTTTCAATACAGGACAGTAGCTGCGGATTTCCTGAGATATCTGCGACTAATTCTGCATTGTCTGGCTTATGTTCCGTCCATCCCATTAAGTAAGCAGGCGATACGCCTAATGCCTTAGCATAGTCACGCACTTTCTTTATAGAAAGTTCTCTTGAATTTTCAACCTTATTCACGGAAGATCTTGACTTATATCCAAGTTTTAATGCCAGTTCTTCTTGCGTCATGTCTAAATTTTCACGGCACTTTCTAATTCTTTCTCCTATGTTCATGGAGTTTACCTCCTTTCTGCTTACAATGAGAGTATAACATGTGTTGAAAAATATTTCAACATTTTTTGAAAATATTGTTGACAAAAACATCAACACGAGTTATAGTGTTAAATGTAGACAGAAACATCAACAAAAAGAAAGGAGGAACAGGAATGGTTGATACTCCATTGCTTGAACAGAGAATTAAAGACTCCGGAAAGAAATATGGATATTTGGCTGAGAAATTAGGGATTTCAAGGCAGTATTTCAGAATGAAATGTAAGAACAAGGCAGACTTCACAAACAGGGAAACAGATATTCTCTGTAGTGAACTTGGAATCACATCACTTACTGAGAAAGAAAAAATTTTCTTTAAAAAGTAGACAAAATCATCTACAAAGTTCTTAACTAGAAAGGAGCAAATTTTATGAGCAAAAAGAAGAAAAAGAAAAAGGCTTCTAAGATGGTGCGAACATCAAAGAAACCTATTTCCTTAACATGTTTGATTAATAAGAAACCTATTTGCCAGATGGATATTTTTCGTTGAATGCTTCTAATGCGGATTCATAAGCATTTATGTATTCTTCGAAATAATCGACAGTTACATGAGTTTTGCCAGTATCAACTTGAGATTGACGCTTTAAATGGCAAACATCAGCGCAAACTGCAATGGCTAAATCATGTGCGCGTTTTTCGTTATCAGTCATTCTTACACCTCCTTTCCAAAGGAGAGTATAACACGAAAATTTGACAGATGAAACAATAAAAGAAACGGTCAGAAATGGCCGTCCACCGGAACCGCCCCACCGGTGCTGACGAGGCAGGGCAGATGGAGGTGAAACGGTTGAGCAAAACAGATATTCAGTATCTATTTGATTATGTAAGAGATTTACAGAAACAGGTAAATCAGTTAAAAGTGGCGGTTCTTACCGGGAAAATAAATGGATTAGAATTTCCAAATCCTATTTACTTAGACCCCGGTGAGAAAATACCACTTGGACATCTTGCAGATGATCTACTTGATACAGAATTTCAAAATCGTAGAAACGATACTTGTAATAAGAGCAATGAATGAGATCGCAGTAGTCACTTTAAAACGGTAAGTATCTTCTCTATATATTTTCATTTCAATTTCACCGTCTTGAGTGACCACATAGCCTTCATATCCACGCACAGGTTGCTTACGTAAGAATCCTTTAGATGCTAAGTATCTATACATTTCGTGATTCTCGGTATCTTGTGCAGTGGTTCCGTTATTTTTAAGAACGGACTTCATTAGCCGATATTGTTTCCCAGTTATCATTTAACCACCTCCCATCTACTGGGAGTATATCACAAGAAAGGAGTGAGTGCATGTTAGATTATTTCGTCAGTGAAAATATTCTTGGTCAGGTTTCAATTCAGCTTGAAATGACGAGCCACGATTGGTCGAGATTAAAAGCGTCTGCCGCGTGGATGCAGGTGGAGCAGATTCTAATGGAATCTGAAAAACAAAATAGCCACTGATTCCGCCATAACCAGACAAGCAAATCGGAAAAGCAGGGAGAGGGTGAGAAAAGAATGAAGAAAACAGCGGTACCCAAATTAATGATCGCAGCAGTTGGAGCAGCAACATATGTTTTCCTTGATGGAAAATGTATCAGTGACGGACTGGAGGACTTGAAGTATTCGGCACTGGATAAGGATGGAAAACTCGGTCCTATCTTAGACATGAAAATTAACGTTAGCAGTTTCTCTTTTGAGTCAGGAATGACCATTGAGGATTTTCTGGAAAAAAAGTACAGAGATTAAAAGAATGTTCCAGCAGTCCGATCGGGAGGTGAGAGAAGAATGAGCAAGATATTCATGCCGCATGAACTTAATTACCTTTTTTGGAATAGAGAAGGGAGCGTAGAGGAGATGAAAAACAGTGGATGATACGAAGAAAGAAATGGATCACCTGCGTAAGCAAATAAGAAGTTTGGGGACTACTTTAGTGCTTACACAGGTGACTATGATAACTTTACTTATTATTTGGAGCTGTCAGTATCTTCAGCTTCTTCGGAACTATCAAGATCTTTTGCAGTCGATGCAGTTGTGTCTTGAATCTGTGGAAACTGTTTATTCTGTTCTTCAACAGTTTCTTTTAACTCCTTGATGGATTCGGCTTCACTGGAAGAAGAAACATCTACATTATGGAGAATCCTCCTAGAGTAAATATTCAGACATGCCAGTGCCTGTAAATGTATTATAGGTAGAGGGAAAAGAAATACAATAGGTGATAAATAATGGGAGCAAATAATTTTACACATTTTACCGGAAAGAAATCTCCATTCAAAACTCAAAAGAGAAAGAAGAAAGCAAAGGTAAAAAAAAATTCATAAAAACAAATATGAAAGGAGCATGAAATGAGCGAAGTCGATACTTACATCAAAGAAAATGCAGAAGTTCATCAGTTCGCCGCAGAGGTTGCGAGAATCATATCGGGCATTCCACAGATGCCGGAGTTCTCATCAGAGAGTATGAGCGTATCTGATGCGAGTCAACTGATCGGACTTCCTGTAACAGCAATCCGGGCAGGGATTGTGTACGGATGGCTGCCGATCGGGGCAGCAATCCAGAATAACAAGCCGGCAAAAAGTCTTTCCGGCAGCAGGATCACATACATCATAAGCCCTAGGAAAGTCTATGAAGTGACTGGTCATGTCTGGAAAGGAAAAGCTGCTCTCAATAAGTGAGCGCCCCGGAGGGAGCCGAAACCTCCACCCCGGAGCTTTGCACCCACTAAAGTACCTTAGTGGATACAGGTTAATTATAAGCCTCTATCTGCTAATTGTAAAGACAAATAAGAACAAATAAGGAGAAATTAGCTAGATATGAGTGAAATTAAAAATGAAAGCCAGCTTACATGGGCTGACATCGAAGTAGCACTTGCAACTGAAATCGTTGAGGAGAGCAAGAAAAAATCAAGAAAGTGGTTCACCGCATGGATTGTGACAGCTGCTGCGCTGGTGGCAAGCAACCTTGCGTGGATTCTTGGAGGGAGAAAAAAATGAACATCCGCGTAAGAAAAATACTCATGGCGATTACCATAGGAATTCTGGCGACATTCCTGCCGTGTTGGGAATGGTCGGGAATTGCTGATAGGGTCTTATCGGCAGCCACAATGAGTATGATCTTAGTAGGAAGCCTGTGAAAGGAGAAAAAATGAACGAGGAGAAAATCAAAGAGTTATTTGAATTGTGCTTGAGAGTTTCGAACGAAACAACGGCGCATGTGAATTTTGACTATACGGCGGATGATGACATGTCTGTAGTTGCCATCTATATTTTTAATAATTCTGGAGAAATTATAAAACATTTTACATTGTGCCAGTTTTACGACTTTGAGTCTGAATCGCAGAATTATGAAAACGCAAAGAAATGTCTTCTGGAACTGCTTATTAACGGGAGATGTCCGCTAAAACTTGAGGAGGAATGAATAAATGAAATTAAACAAACTGGTGTCTACATTAAATATGGAACATAGCACATGGTTGAAATACCGTCGCAAGGGAGTCGGTGGCTCCGATGCAGGAAGCATTTGTGGGCTGAATCCTTATTCCACGGCTATCGCAGTATTCCAGGATAAAGTGCAGCAGTTACCTGAGAAAGAGGATAACGAATCCATGAGACAGGGGCGTGATCTGGAAGAATATGTAGCCCGCCGTTTTATGGAAGAGACAGGAAAAAAGGTCCGCAGGGCAAATGCAATCTTCTACAAAGAAGAACAGCCATTTATGCTTGCAAACGTTGACCGTTTGATTGTTGGTGAGAATGCCGGACTGGAATGCAAGACGGCTTCTGCATATTCCGCAGATAAATGGAAAGACGGACATATTCCAGAATCTTACGAGATTCAGTGCCATCATTATATGGCTGTGACCGGAGCAGATGCCTGGTATATCGCTTGTGTGATTCTTGGGAAAGAATTTATCTGGCACAAGATCGAGCGTGATGAGGGGATCATTCGGATGCTGATCAGCATAGAATCTGATTTCTGGAACAACAATGTGCTTGCAAATAAGATGCCAGCGCCGGATGGGAGTAAAGCTGCTGAAGAATTGCTTTCGAAATATTACAAAGAATCTGATCCGGACAAGATGATCTCATTGGTTGGATTTGACGAGAAATTAAAGAGAAGAGTAGAAATTATTGCTCTTCAGGAGAAACTGGAAAAAGAGAAGAAGCAGATTGAGCAGGAAGTCAAGGTTTATATGGAAGATGCCGAGAAAGCAGATTCTGACAATTATTTGGTTGCATGGAAGTCGGTGACTTCGAGTCGTGTAAATACAGAGAAACTGCGGTCAGCCTATCCAGAAGTTTACAAAGAGTGCTTGGCAGCTTCTCAGAGTAGAAGATTTACAGTAAAAGAAATTTCATAGGAGATGAATAAAAATGGGAGTAAAAGACGCATTAGCAGAGAAAGCAGAGAGCAAGGGTTCTGTAAAGTTAACAAAATCTATGAGTATCGCAGACATGATTAAGGCCATGGAGCCTGAGATTAAGAAGGCATTACCGCAGGTGATCACACCGGAACGTTTTACCAGAATGGCATTGTCAGCACTGAATACTACGCCGAAACTTGCTGAGTGCAGTCAGATGTCGTTTCTTGGAGCACTAATGAATGCGGCACAGCTTGGGTTGGAGCCGAATACCCCTCTGGGACAGGCATATCTGATTCCTTATCGAAACAAAGGAAAACTGGAGTGCCAGTTCCAGATCGGATACAAAGGTCTGATCGATATGGTCTATCGAAACGACAATATCCAGACAGTGCAGGCGCAGTGTGTGTACGAGAACGATGTATTTGAGTATGAACTGGGTTTAGAACCGAAATTGGTACATAAACCGGCATTAAAGGACCGAGGCGAACTTATTCTTGTGTATGCACTCTGGAAAGCAAGGAACGGTGGGTATGGCTTTGAGGTAATGAGCAAAGAAGACATTGACAATCATGCCAGAAAATTCAGCCAGAGCTTTTCCAGCAGCTACAGCCCGTGGAAAACAAATTATGAGGAGATGGCAAAGAAGACCGTCATCAAGAAATGCCTCAAGTATGCTCCGGTCAAATCCGATTTTGTTATGCAGGTATCCAATGATGAGACTGTTAAATCAGAACTCAGTGTAGATATGTCTGAAGTTGTTAATGAACAGGAACCTGTTATTGACGCAGACTATAACGAAGTTACTTCGGATCCAGAGGCATCTGGAGCAGAAGCATAAAACAGTAATGATGCTTTAAAATCCATCAGAAGCATTAGTTATATCACACAATCTTTCTCTCAGGGAGTAATCTGTTATAGCTTCCTGAGAGGGAAAGGAGACACGTGAATAGCAGAAGTAAAGGGGCTGCCGGAGAAAGGGAAGTAGCCGGTATCCTTCGCGGGTATGGTTACAAGGCAAGAAGAGGGCAGCAGTATTGTGGATCCAACGGAGATGCGGATGTAGTTGGTCTTCCTGGAATTCACATTGAAGTGAAGAGAAGAGAAAAACTAAATATATATGAGGCTGTAGAACAGTCGAAGAGGGATCGGAAACCGGATGAACTTCCGGCGGTGTTCCACAGGAAGAACCATTGTGAGTGGCTGGTTACGATGCCGCTTGATGAATGGATGAAGATATATGGGGAATGGGAGGCTGGTTATGGACTACGTGAAGATCAGCAGGAAAATCCTTGATTGGGAATGGTACACGGATGTAAACACCAAAGTCGTGTTTTTCCATATCCTCTTAAAGGCAAACTGGAAGAATGGGCGGTTTCAGGGAATGGAAATCCCCAGAGGTTCTTTTGTTACATCTTACCAGTCTCTGGCTGAAGAAACAGGACTGACAGTTATGAACGTAAGGACAGCCATAAAACACTTAAAGCTAACACAGGAGATAACAGTCAGCCAACACAGTAAATTCAGCGTAATTACAGTAAAAAACTATGATGCCTACCAGACAGCTAACAAGGTAGCTAACAATCAGCTAACAGGCAACCAACAAGCAACTAACAGGCAGCTAACAACAATAGAAGAAGGGAAGAAGGAAAGAAAGGAAGAATATAATAAATCTCCTAAAGGAGATTATGAGAGTGGAACTCCTGAAAACAGCATCTATGCCACGATTCGTGAATTGTACAATTCCGTTTGTGGGTCGTATCCCCGCCTGGTAAAGATGTCTGAAGCAAGGAAGAAAGCTATTAATGCCAGAATAAGAGCAGGTTACACTCGCGAGGACTTCCGGATTTTGTTTGAAAAAGCAGAGGCTTCTGAGTTCCTAAAAGGCGCAAACAAGCGCAATTGGCGGGCAACATTCGACTGGCTGATCAGCGATACCAACATGGCTAAGGTCCTTGACGGAAATTATGATGCGAGAAAAGAGGCGGTAAAAGATGAATCAGAACCAACTAACTCAGTCAGATTGTGGTGAATGTCCTGTATGCCACGGGACCGGATGGGAAACGTATTATGCCACCGTGTATGATTACGGCCTTCCGGAAGAAATTCAATATACTCGCAGATGTCCAAAGTGCAAAGGTGGTTATAGAGCACAGGACCGTACCGGAGTACCAAAAGAGTACCATGATGCAGATCTTGGCAAGTTCGATTTTGATATTTATCAGAGAGACATGAGCAAACTGAGAGACTTGTGCACCACCTTTCTGAACCATTTCCGGAAGTGGGAAATGGCAGGAAAGGGACTGTATCTGTGGAGTAAGACACCGGGAAGTGGAAAAACCTTCTTGGCGTGCTGTCTGGCAAAATCGGTGATGATGAAATACGATCTGCAAATGCGTTTCGTGACTGCACCGGACTACATAAGTGCTGTTGGCGACAGCTACAAGCGCGATCGCGGAGAAGAGGATCCCAGTCAAGTATATCGGGATTGCAAACTTCTTGTTCTGGATGACATTGGAGCACAGGCAGATAAGGAATGGCAGCGACAGGAAATGTTCCGACTAATCAATAAGCGCATGGAGGATGGAAACATTACAATCTACACTTCCAACATGAGCACCGATAATCTGAATGTGGATACCAGGACCAGAGACCGGATCATCAAGACCTGTGTAGAGTTACAGATGCCGGAAGAGAGCATCCGGAAGAAAAAGGCCGTGGGAGAACAGAGAGAGTTCCTTGCAGGGATTATCGGATAAGAGGAAAAAATATGAGCAGCAAATTAAAAATAAAGTCGAAGAAGTGGAAATTTCCGCTGACACAGAACAATCAGGCAGCTCAGGCGTTCGGGTGAGCTATCCAGAGTCAGCTTAAAGACATAGAACAGAAAGCCTATGAAGATGGCTTTACCGTTGACGAGGATCGAAGCAATACGATCAACACTGTTACAACGATGATGGCTCTGAGACGCTTATATGGCTTTTCCGCGAAGCGATTGCTTGATGTGGCAAGAACTGCCAACAAGTATGTTGAAATGGCAAATGGGGGGGGGCGAAATGAGCGTCCTGAGCATGATACAGGAAATCGAAGAGAACACAGATGTAAGATTTGATGAGATGAACAAGAATCTGATTAAGAAGATGGGATTATGGAACGGATATTACATCACTTATTGACCTTCATACAAGTATTGGAGGTGCAAATCAGGATGTCATAATGGCAATGGTAAATAGTGGAGATTATACGCTACAGGAAGCACTCGTTGTTTTTTCTACGGCCTGCGAAAGATGTATGAATGCGCTTGCATACAAGTATTTGAATGGAGCGGATGGATATGAAGAATATTCAGACGAGTGGAAAAAATGCAATACTGAATGCGATTTTTGCAAGATTAAGGAGGGCGCGGAATGAAATTCAAAAGTAACGCTAAGTACAAAGAAGAACCCAAAACCGGGAGTGTTTTTACATTACAAGATAATTCTTTGGGAATCAGTATCCACAAATATGTCGGCTGCGGAGATGAACTGTTTCTCAACAGCAAGGCACTGAACATTGATAACTATGATCTTGGGACAGAAGATCTTGACGAAGCTGTCAGTAAAGCGAAAGAAGTTGTCATGCGTGAAGCTAAGAAAATCAGAGAAGATGCTTACAGATTCTATTCAGACAGCAACATTGAATTTGACAGATATTAGGAGGATGGAAATGAAAAATAATAATTACACTTCATTCTTCAAAACGAAACCAAAGAAAATAGAGAGATACATTCGTTGCAGAAAATGTGGTGGAAACATGGAATGGGTAGAATACTATCCGCCGGAAATCAAATGCCCGAAGTGCGGATATACTGAATATCCAAAACCTTATGAACCAGATTGTATCAAACTGCCAGAAACATTGGAAGAATATTTTGAATTATATGAGAAAATAAGGAGGAAAAATGAGCTACTGTGACGGAACCTGTGAGTATCTGAATACAAGAAAACACAAATGCGAATTGACAGGAGAAAAACTCACATACATGAAACGGATTTGTGGAATCGAGTATTCAGTGCATGAACACAGAGGATTCTGTGAGAAAGATAAGGAGGACACAAAATGTTAATCAGAAGTCAGGATAAAGAAACATTAATCAATTTCAACAATTCAATCGTAGTCAACACCATGGTGGATATTGGAGGGGTAACGGAGATGTTCTGCTCATATTCATGCGATGATTATGTTATCGGGCATTATTCATCAAAAGAAAAAGCCATGAAGGTACTGGATATGATTCAGGAAGCTTATGCGGACGCAGAGTTAATTCCAATGACAGTGCCAAATATCGGAAAGATGTTCGCAGAAGCGCCAGCATCAAAAGAAAATGAACTTTTGGCTGAAGCTATTGGAAAAGCGCTTATGAATAAAATGGTCTTTCAGATGCCAGAGGATAGTGAGGTGGAAGAATGAGATACAGTGGCGCAAGACGTGAAATTACCAAAATCAGAAAAATTTTAAATGAAACATGTGGACTAAATTATCTTTCGGTTAAAGATGCGAATTTTATGCTTGATAAAATCTGCGAAGCATTAGTAGTTGACGAAAAATCAAATGGTTGGATTCCGGTCAGTGAGAGACTGCCGGAAGCAAGCGGTACGTATCAAGTAACTTGCATGGACGGAAGAATATATCATTCAACCTACGCAAAATTTCAAAGCAAATTGAAACGATGGGAATTAACTGGTGCTAGGTCATATTGGAAAGTCACAGCATGGATGCCACTTCCAGAGCCATATAAGGAGGACTGAACATGGAAATGTCAATTTTCAAAAAGGACGGAAAGACTTACACCAGATTCAAGGTTACGCTAAAAGAGTTTAAATCTTGGCAGGCTTTACTCGAGATAAAGTATTGTATTGATACATCAGAGCCGGTCAAGAAAAACAGCAGATACATTTATTTTAAAAAGGAGGGCGACTGGATTAATGGGCTATTGTAAATTAGAGTGTCCAGAGAGTGAAACAGAGTGCTGCATTTGTTGCGATAAGCAAGGCAGTTGCGATAACCGGTGTGATATGATGGACAGCTACGAATATGCAGAAGATTGCGAAGATTATGTTGAGGAGGATGAGTCATGATTACATTCTTATTAGGACTTACACTTGGAACCATATTCGGAGTGGTTGGTCTTATATGTATAGCGATCATGTACGACAAACACCACCCAGACGATTAGAAAGGAGAACGGTATGCTGACAAGGAACAAAAAACTGAAAGACTACGGTATTCCGGCAGAGGATATTGAAAAACTGAACACGATGCTGAAAGACTTCCCGGCAGAGTACGGATACCTGCTTTCCAGTGCTGCCTTGTCAGCTTGCCCGAAGAACACGGTGATAGCGGATATGGTTATTGAAAATATCCTACACCGGAAAAGTTACAGAAAAATCAGCAGAGAAAGATATATCCCGATGAATCCGAAAGACTTTTATGGATACAGACGCAAGACCGTCGCTGTACTGTATGAGAGAATGCGGTTGTTGGGAGTGTGGGAGGAATAAGAGGACAAAATGGAAAAAAGTTTGTTTAGCAGCAATTCCGATCAATGGGCTACACCTAAATATATTTTCGATGAATTAAACAAAGAGTTTGATTTCACACTAGACCCATGTGCGGACGCAAAAAAACCATAAATGCGAGAAATTTTTTACTAAAAATGAAAATGGTCTTATACAGGATTGGGGAGGAATGCGAGTGTTTTGCAACCCACCCTATGGAAGAGAAATATATCAATGGGTTGAAAAAAGCTATCAGGAAGGACATAAAGAGAATACGCTCGTTGTTTTACTAGTTCCGGCAAGGACAGACACGAAGTGGTTTCAAGATTTTGTATATCACAGATCTGAGATTAGATTTTTAAGAGGAAGGTTAAAATTCGGAGACGGCAAGAATAGCGCACCGTTTCCGTCAATGATAGTAATTTTTAGAGGACCTAAAATGTAAGCACAGGGAGGAATCAGATGAGTAGACTGATAGATGCAGACGAATTAATTAAATACATCAAAATTTGGGAGATTGGGACAAGTATTAGTTCTGACCAGAAAGAGTTTATTGATTGTGTTAACAGACAGCCGACAACTTTTGATGTGAACAAGGTTGTTGAGCAGATTGAATCCATCAAAGAAAAGGAATATAGAGCTTGTACAGATGAACAATGCGGATTATGCGACTATTTCAATGATTGTTGGGATGGCGAAATGCGTGACAAACTGGCATTAGATAAAGCAATCGGGCTTGTGAAGGAGGGTGGAGTTGAATGAATAAATCAGCATTAGTGATGGATACACCGAAAAACTGTTACGATTGCCCATTCGGAACTGAGTACTGCGGCGATTCTGAATATGAGGGATGTTGTGAGTTAGCTGAGTGCTTAGATAGTGACATGAGGCTTATAACAGAAGAGCATTATGATTGCGAAAGTAAATCAAGACCAGAGTGGTGTCCGCTGAAGCCACTGCCGGAGAAAAAAGGAACTTCAAAAGTTGCAAGTGGTTATGAAAGTGGATATGAAAAAGGCTATGAAAAGGGCTGGAGCGATTGTTTTGATGCAATTACAGGGGAGAATGATACATGGCAATGAATATAAACGAAACTGTGAAAAAGTGTAATGTTTGTAGCAAATGGAAAACCACAGTGTATAAACCGGATTATCTGATACTTAATGATAGCTGTTTTAGACATCCAAAAGCAATTTTTATTTGCGAAGAATGCGCGAAAAAGCGCGAAGAAAAGAATATATTTTTGTGAGGTGAAATAGATGATTGATCTAGCGAATA